AATCTCAGGGAATCGCAGGGATTAGCGTCCCTACCCGCCTAACTCTGTGTCACAACAATAAAAACGGGGGGGGCAATTATGCCTAACGTACTAACAATGCCCGAACAACGGGCGGGCGCGATGCCTGAAGACTGGAATACCCTGGTGTGGGGCCTTGAGCTGACTGAGGATCTGTTACCCGTCGTCTCGAATCTTGAAGCTGAGATAGCGCCAGGATCAACACTGAAGGGGCTGGGCAAGGTGCCAAGTCTATACAATGGTTCTCGTCGGGTGGTCGGTATCCCGAAGTGGACGGATCACGTCACGACGCTTAACGAAATTTCAGCATGGCAAAAGGAGAAGGATTATGGAATCTGCATACAGTCACGGCGTGTTAGAGCACTTGATATTGACATTAAAGACCCCGATCAGGCACACGCTGTTGCTGGATTCATTGCTGGACGGATCGGATCTCTCCCCAGACGTGGACGGGGCAATTCATCAAAGTTTTTGCTTGTTTTCAGATGCGACGGAGACTTGCCGAAACGCAGCTTTACAACATCAGAAGGTCTTATTGAATTCCTTGGCACAGGTCAACAGTTCATCGCTTGTGGCACTCATACAAGCGGGGCAAGATATGAATGGGAAGGTGGACTCCCCCAGGACATACCAGAACTGGATTTAGAACGGTTCGAGGAACTTTGGCTGGCGTTACACGCTGAATTCGGTGTCGCGCCAGCAACTACTTCAAAAATCAGTACACGCCATGAGGTACTGAACAACGCCATCGTGGCCGATCCAATTGCTCAGCACCTCATCGCGCAGCACCAGGTGCTTGGTATCGGCGCGGACAAGAAGATGAACATCGTTTGCCCTTGGAAAGAACAGCACTCCATGGACTCAGGCGATACCGAGACGGTCTACTACCCGGCACATACCAACGGCCACCCCCATGGTGCGTTCAAGTGCTTGCACGCGGGTTGTGAGAAGCGTAGTCAGCAGGCGTTCCTTGACGCGGTGGGCTATCAAGCGCCCGATATGTTCGAGGACATCGTCGGCGAGCCTACGGAAGGGCAAAAGTTAAAGTATCAGTTCGTCCTGGGCGATGTATATACAAACCGGCCTAACCCTACCTGGCACGTCAAGACGGTGTTACCCGAATCGCCCCTGGTGATGATCTTCGGCGCGTCTGGATCGGGTAAGTCGTTCTTCGCCCTCGATCTGGGCATGGCCGTGGCGCGCGGTATCGAATGGCGCGGTAATAAGACCAGTCAGTCACCCGTGGCCTATGTCTGCGCGGAGGGCGCTAGCGGTTTCGCTGGACGAATGAAGGCATACGCGCACCAGCATGGTATTGATCTGGCTGAGACGCCTTTCTACACGCTGGATGCAGCCCCGAACATGACTGATAAGGCCGATGTGGTGGCACTGGCGAGAGGTATTAAGGCCATCGGCGCGCGTATTGTGTTCGTCGACACCTGGGCGCAGGTCACACCTGGTGCAAATGAGAACAGCGGCGAGGAAATGGGTGCGGCGCTGGCGCTGTGCCGTGGGTTGCATAACTTTACTGGTGCGACCGTTGTGCTGATACACCATGCCGGTAAAGACAGCAGCAAGGGCGCGCGCGGGTGGTCAGGCAGTCACGCAGCGGCCGATGCGGTGATCGAGGTGATACGCGTGGACAACTACCGCGCGGCGTCTGTTGTGAAGATGAAGGACGGCGAGGATGGCGCAGAGTTTGCCTTCACCCTGGAGACGATCGGCGTGGGCTTCGATGAAGACGATACGGAAGTCACCAGCTGCGTGCTGTTACATAGCAACACGGCGCGACCTGAAGTGGTGAAACTCAAGCGGGTGCGGAAGTATGAAATGCTGGCGCTGAATACGTTGGCGGCGATGGACTTCGATCCTGAAGTGGGCGTTCCGTATTCACGGCTTAGCGCTGAGATGAAGAAGCAAACAGTGCCAGACGAAGGCAAACATGATCGTCGGATGGCGGCCTTCAAAGTTGAGATTGAATTGCTCGCCTCAGAGGGGCGTCTCGCAATAGATGATGGGATGGTGCGTAATGTTTGCATATAACTCGCGGATTATTGCAGATTGCTTATATTAGCGAGTTTGTCGGTTTTGTCGGTTTTGTCGGTTTTGTACCAAAAATGCGCTTGTCGGTTTTGTCGGTTTTGTCACCCCTCCCCGTAGGGGGGTGACAAACAAACGAGGGCGGACGATCTGACAAGATTAAAAACTAACTTGCATAAATCAACGAAAGGGCTAGTCGTGAAAATATGCAAACACGGTAAACAACACGGACGGGCAAAGCTAACGGATCACGAAGTTGAATTGCTGCGCAAGATGGTTGAGAGTGGCGAGCTCACCCGGCGACAGGCACAAGAGAAATTTGAAGTCTCGAAGGGGTACGTCAGCCGACTATGTAGGTACGAACGGCGATGAGTTGCCTTACACGGCAGGAGTGCGGTTATCGTTCGCGGCATGACTATCCGCTCACCAGAACTTTTGCAAGCTATCTGCGACCGCCTCGCGTTGGGCGAGTCGTTGCGTTCGATTTGCCGAGACCCGGCAATGCCTGGTCAGTCAACGGTGTTCGAGTGGTTGAATGCAGACTCACTCTTTGTGGAGCAATACGCACGTGCGAGAGACAAAGGCCTCGACGCGATGGCGGAGGAACTGCTCGAGATTGCAGACGAGCCGGTAGGCTCGACCGACAACGGCGCGACTGATAATGGCGCAGTGGCTCGCAACCGGCTCCGCGTCGATGCGCGCAAGTGGTATCTATCCAAGCTGGCACCGAAGCGTTACGGCGACCGTTTGGAGCTTGATGGACACGTTGAGATCGATCTTGCGACCTCGATCCTCGCAGCACGCAAGCGCAGTGGCGGGGGTTCCTGATGCCGTACAAAGATCCAGAAGCGCGTAAAGCGTATCTGCGAGCTTACTCAAAGCGGCCAGACGTTAGGGTGAAAGAACGTGCGCGTAGCACAACACCCGAAGCAAGGGAAAAAGCCCGCCAGCGAAAGGCAGACCCCGTTAGTAGGAAAATCGAGAAAGAGCGTTCACGTCTACAGCGCACGGGATTCACAGTTGAGCTGGTTAATTCCTTGATGGCCTTGCAAAACGGGAAGTGCGCAGTGTGTGGCGCGGATCTCAATAAGCTACCAGCGCACCACATTCACGCCGACCACGATCACCAACGTAAAAAGCCGCGAGGGCTGTTGTGTAACCGGTGTAACGTCGCCGAGGGGATGATTAGGAAAACGGGATTATCACCCGCTGTTTTTTCCGCATTCTTGCAGCGGTATCTTGATAACCCGCCGGTTGATATTCTTGAATTGATATGAACAAAATGCACCCGGACTTGATGTTAGCCCAGGACATGGCGCGATTCCACCACGATCCACTTGGTTTTGTTATGTTTGCGTTTGACTGGGCGAACGATCCTGCCTTGCAGATCGTCAAGCTGGTAGCCCCGTATTGCTACGTGTACGACTGTGAATTTGGCCCCGACTTGTGGGCGTGCGACTTCCTGACCGACATCGGCAACATGACCCGTGAACGCAGCTTCAACGGCGTGCAGGCGGTCAATGCGCTACGTCTGGCCACCGCGTCAGGTCACGGTATTGGCAAATCGGCAATGACCGCTTGGCTGGTGGACTGGATCATGTCAACGCGGCCCTACGCCAAGGGCATCGTGACCGCCAACACTTCGGATCAGCTATCGAGCAAGACCTGGGCGGAGATTGCCAAGTGGACGAAGAAGTGCATCACCGGCCACTGGTTCGAGGTCACAACTGGGCGCGGATCGATGCGCCTGTACCACAAGCAGCACCCCGATTCGTGGCAATGCAACGCGCAGACGTGCCGGGAGGAGAACAGCGAATCGTTCGCCGGTCTGCACTCCGCATCGTCCACACCGTTTTACATTTTCGATGAAGCCAGCGCGATACCTGACGCAATCTGGAAGGTGGCCGAGGGCGGACTCACCGACGGTGAACCGATGTTCTTCGCGTTCGGCAACCCGACGCGTAACAGCGGCGCGTTCAAGGATTGTTTCGGCAGGATGCGCCACCGTTGGGGCAATCGTCAGATCGATTCGCGTAACGTGTCAATCACCAACAAGCAGCAGATCGAGCAGTGGATTGCTGACTATGGCATCGACTCCGACTTCGTCAAGGTGCGGGTGCGCGGCATCTTCCCGTCGATGTCCGCCAAGCAGTTCATCGCCGTGGCCGACGTGGATGCAGCACGCGGCAGGCACTTGAAACCTGAAGCGTACAACTTCGCGCCGGTGATCCTGTCCTGTGACCCCGCATGGTCGGGCGACGACGAGCTGGTGATCGCCAAGCGTCAAGGGTTGGCCTTCTCGATCCTGCGCACTATCCCGAAGAACGACAACGACATCCAGATCGCGGGCATCCTGGGGCAGCTCGAAGACGAGCACAAAGCCGACGCCGTGTTCATCGATGCGGGATACGGCACGGGTATTGCCAGCGCAGGTCAGACGCTCGGGCGTGACTGGACGCTGGTGTGGTTCAGCGGTGCGTCGAGCAACCCCGGTTGTCTCAACAAGCGCGCCGAGATGTGGATGTCAACGCGCGACTGGCTGAAGGCGGGCGGCGCGATACCGGACGACGAGGTACTGTACTCGGACTTGATCGGGCCTGAGACCGTGGCGCGCATGGACGGCAAGATCCAGCTGGAGAGCAAGGAGGACATGAAGAAGCGTGGCCAGCAATCCCCGAATCGTGGCGATGCACTGGCGCTGACCTTCGCCTACCAGGTGGCAAAGAAGCGATTCATTCCGTCCAACACGACGCATCCGCTTGATTATGACCCAGTTGCGCGTGCGCAGAGTTGCCTAACAAAAAACAGCGCCGACTATGATCCGCTCGCAAACATGAGATAGGGGTGCGTGATGTCAATCGAGATTCGGAACTGTTCGTATGCTGAGGTGGCTGGAGACCCCGCGTTCCCGCGGCTGATTGCTGCGTACGCCGCCGAGTCAGGGACTGAAGGCTTACCCAGTCCGACACCCGACACCGAACACTATCTGGCGGCTGACCGCTGCGGATTGCAGCACATGATCGGCGCGTACTACAACGGCAAGTTGATTGGCTTCGTGAATGTACTTGTCGCGCCGTTTCCGCACTACAGCACCAAGATCGCGACCTTGGAGTCGTGGTTCGTACATCTCGATTACCGATATACCGGTGCGGGTCTGGCGCTTAAACGAGCAGCCGAACGCACAGCTAAAGCCAACGGGGCTGCTGGCTTGTTTATCAGCACACCATTCGGTAGCCAACTCGCCGCTGTTATGGCCGCGCAGTCATCCTACCGGGAAACTAACCGGGTTTTTTTTAAGGCGTTCAAATGATTCCAGCGGTCAAGCAGGCTCTACCGACGATGTCCGATGATGTTATCGCGCAAGTTAAAGCCTTCGAGGTGCGGGTGCTCGCAGCACCACAAACCGAAGTACTCACGAAGCACGTACTCCACGCCGGGATGTACGTGAGGACAATCATGCTGCCCGCTGGCGACGTGATGACGGGCGCTTGTATCAAGATACCGACGGTTGTCACGGTGTGTGGCGATGCTGATGTTTATACGGGCGAGGGTGTGCTGAACCTGCAAGGCTACAACGTGCTGCCCGCACAGCGAGGACGTAAACAAGCGTTCTACGCACACACAGATACGCACATATCAATGGCCTTCCCGACACACGCCCGCACCGTAGAAGCTGCTGAAGCCGAGTTTACAGATGATTACGAGATGCTGATGTCGCGCCTCGGTGAAAACGAAATAGTTATAGGGGATTTAATATGAGCGGGGCGATAGCAACAGCAGCAGCGTGGATGGTTGGCGGTATGGCGGTATCGAGTATGTTGGCTCCGAAAGCACCAAGCATTCCCGCACCACAAGCGCCGATTGCACCACCGCAGGCCAGCAGCGCGCCACAGGTGCAAGGCGTGCAGGCCGCGATGGGTGGCACAGGACAGGCGGGCGGCGCACCCGGCGCGGCCTCTACGATCTTGACGGGTGCGGGTGGCGTCGACCCGAACAGCTTGACGTTAGGCAAGAAGTCATTGCTGGGCGGCTAACGTGGGCGAACGCACCCAGAACCAGCAGATACAATCCCGCCTAGGCCAACTCAAGGCGGATCGTTCTACGTGGTTCGCGCATTGGCAAGAGCTCACCACCTACCTGTTGCCGCGCAACGGGCGCTACTTCCTGCAAGATCACAACAAGGGCTGGCGCAGGCATAACAACATTCTCGATAACACCGGCACGCGCGCACTTGATACGCTTGCCGCCGGTTTGATGGGTGGGCTGACATCACCCGCTCGACCTTGGTTTCGTTTAGCGACGAGTGACGAGAGTCTAATGCAATCGGCAAACGTGAAGCTCTGGCTCACACAATGCACGCGCATCATGCTGAATATCTTCCAGAAGTCCAACACCTACCGCGCACTACATGGCTCATACCGTGAGCTGGGCGCGTTCGGCACGTCCGCCATCATCATGGCTGATGACTACAAAAACGTGATCCATCACCACCCGCTTACCGTCGGCGAATACTGCATCGCGCAAGACTGGAAGGGTAACGTCTGCACGATGTACCGCGAGTTTGAGCGCACCATCGGCGAGGTCGTAAAAGAATTTGGTGTTACAAACGTCAGCACCCAGACGAAAAACCTGTTCGATCGCGGCAGCCTCGACCAGTACATCCGCATCATTCACGCAATTGAGCCACGCGAAGATCGAGACGCGACGAAGAAAGATTCGCTCAATATGGCGTGGAAGTCCGTCTATTACGAACTGAACGGCGACCCGAACAAGCCGTTGCGCGAGTCGGGCTATAAGTCTTTCCCTGTCCTCGCCCCGCGTTGGGACGTATCAGGCGGCGACGTCTACGGCAACAGTCCCGGCATGCTGGCGCTGGGCGACGTGAAGCAATTGCAACAACAGCAGCTTCGTAAGTCGCAGGGCATCGACTACATGACAAACCCGCCGCTGCAAGTACCCGCCACGCTGAAGAATCGGGAGATCGAGCGTCTGCCGGGGGGCATTACCTACTTCGACGCGAACAGCAACACACAGGGTATCAAGACGATGTTCGACGTGAACATCAACCTGCAACACTTGCTGATGGACATGCAGGACGTACGCGGCCGCATCAATGGCGCGTTCTATGCGGATCTGTTCACCATGATTTCCAGCATGGACAACACGCGTATGACCGCCACGGAAGTGGCTGAACGGCACGAGGAGAAGATGCTCATGCTCGGCCCCGTGCTGGAGCGACTGCATAACGAGTTACTTGATCCGCTTGTCTCGTCTACCTTCGATAAGATGCTTGCGGGTGGGTTGGTTCCACCTCCACCCCCAGAACTGCACGGTCAGGCAATCAACGTCGAGCTGGTCAGCATGCTGGCACAGGCTCAGCGTGCGATTGCTACTAACGGCGTGGATCGTTTCGTCGGCAACCTTGGGCAGATCGCGCAGTATAAGCCCGACATCCTGGACAAGTTCGATTCTGACAAATGGGCGGACAGGTACAGCGACATGCTGGGCGTTGACCCCGAGATCATCGTCGCGAGTGAGCAGGTCGCACTGATTCGCCACCAACGGGCGCAGGCGCAGGCGCAAGCCGCGAAGGCGCAACAAATGCAGGTCGCTGCGGACAGCGCGGCAAAGCTGGGCAACACGCCAGCGCCAGCACCAACCAATGCACTTGGCAGCGTCATGGATCAATTCAGCGGATACGCTTAATTCAAAGGAGATAGATATGGGATTGCAATTCGGTAGTACACAAGGTGGTCTAAGACTTAAACCAGACGGGTACGAAAGCCCCCGGCGGGTACGCGCTTTACTAGGAGGCGGATATGCCATTTCCAATATTTGACGACCGCAACGATTACACGCCTATTAACGATATGGTCGTGGTTGTACCGAACGACACGGTTGATTTACAGTGGGGCGGTAAAGCGAGTGCTTGCCGTGCGGTTATTTTCAACGCAGCGGGCGCCGTTAAGTTCGATACGGCAGGCGGCACGACCATCACGCTGGCGATTAGCGCAAGCTGGTTCGGTGTCCAGTACATCCGCGTCAAGCGGGTCTACGCCACGGGTACGACCATCGTGGCGGGCAACATCATCGCTTGTTACTAGGAGAAACAGCATGGCACTTATCAGCATGAAGAGAGAAAGTAGTGACGGCATGGATTACGCGTCGTACATGCCGGGGAAATACCCTGGCGGTCTGTGCCTCTATATCGACGAGGAGCAATGCAAAGCGTTAGGCTTAACAACGTCGATCAAGCCCGGTACTGAGGTAAGCATTCAGGCAAAGGGTATTGTTACTAGCTCCACTGAATCGGTCGAGTCTGACGGTGACGACAAGGGCAACGATGTCAGCTTATCGGTGCAGATCACCGACATGAGCCTGAAGGTCATGGGCAAGGTTCGCGACGCTGCTGGCGAATTGTACGGGGCATAGTTGCCTTACCCCGACAGCCTTGTAATACGCTACCCGACATGAGTGACCACGACCCTTTTGATTTAACAATCCAGACGGATAAGCGTCAGACCGCAGACGAGCAGGCGCGTAATGCGCAACGCGTCGAGCGAGACGACATTATCTGGCTAATGTCAGGTAAGCGAGGCCGGCGGGTGGCACACCGGATGTTGGATCGCGCCGGCGTATGGCGGCTGAGTTTCAGCACCAACGCGCTGCAAATGGCCTTCAACGAGGGTATGCGCAACGAGGGCCTAGCCCTTACCGCGCAGATTATGGCGAGTTGCCCCGCGCAGTACGCCGAAATGATAACGGAGAATCAAAATGACTGACCAGATTGCAGACACCGGGAACATACAAACTACTGGCGACGCGACACCCGCACCGACTGCTGCGCTTTTTGGCGCTGAGATAGCCGGTGCAGAGCAACAGGCGGCCGACGGACAAGCCCCTGCTGATGCGCAAGCGGACGCAGGCATAACCGAAGCAGACGCGGCAGCGGAGGGCGTAAAGCCCAACGGCGCACCGGAGTCATACGATTTCAAAGCACCCGAGGGTGTCGTCTTTGATGACGCTGTAATTGGTGAGTTTTCGACCGTTGCCAAGGAGCTGGGGCTATCGCAGGACGCCGCGCAAAAGATCGTTGAAAGGCTCACCCCGAAACTGGCCGAACGCACCGCTCACGCGCAAGCCGAAGCAGTTACTAAGTACCGCGCTGAACTGGTTAGCCAGGTAAAGGCGGACAAGGAAATCGGTGGCGACAAGTTGAACGAGAAACTCGCGGTAGCGGACAAGGCACTTAGTGCATTTGGCACACCCGAGCTGCGCACGTTGTTGAACACGTCGGGACTGGGCGATCACCCCGAGATCATCCGGGCGTTCTATCGCGCAGGCGTGGCGATTTCGGAAGACAAGTTCGTGCCTGGCGGTACCAAGCCTAGCAAGGCGGAACAGTCCGCAGCGTCACGGCTGTACGGTTAATCACTTTCAATTTAAGGAGTATCAAAATGGCAACACTCGCAGCTGGAGCATTAACACTCGCCGATTGGGCGAAGCGCATTGACCCCGATGGCCGCGTGCCGGTCGTGGCCGAATTGCTTTCTCAGTCTAATGAGATTCTGGAAGATGCGGTTTTCCAAGAGGGCAACTTGCCTACTGGCCACCGCGTCACGATCCGCACCGGATTACCCGCTGTTTACTGGCGCTCGTTGAACCAAGGTGTGCCGTCCAGTAAGTCCACGACCGTGCAGGTTGACGAGTCAGTCGGCATGCTGGA